TCCTCATTCATCAAAGTCTGAGCCTTTGTTTTCGGTGGATAGGTTGGCTAACACAGTTGTTGATGCTGTTATAAAGGCTAGTAAAAACTACGTTAAATCGTGGTTTGGACCTCTGGACTGGTTCAACTGGGCTTTGTCGTATCAACCTGTGCGAAAAATGACTACGGCTCGCTTGGCTAAGGAATTTCAAGCAATACTGGATGGATCTGCTACTAATTGGCTCATTGCTTTGACGCCACAGTGGCTTTTTGAAACCAGCTTCTTTCAAGCTCATGTTTATAAGTGGCAACAGACTGCTGCTTTGTATGACTTGAGAAATTCTTTGCGAAGATCGGCCTTCATTTCGGGTTGTGTAGGACTTTCTGCATGGTTTCACCCTTACATTTTCAGGGGTTTGTCACGCTTCCTGACCAACAAACGAGTAGTAATGCTCGGTGTTGGGTCAGCAGCTACGTGTACGTATTTAACGTACATGCACGCAGTAGTCTACAAAGCTCGTCTCAAATTCTATGAGGAAGAATATATGCGACGCAGAAATGCTCTTCCTGCATTAGCAACATCCCTTCGAGACGGGTATGCATCGAAAGTTGGTTTTGCAGCCACCACATTGATTGTTGGTTTGAAACTCTTTCAAATGTGGAATGAAAACCGTTTGAAAACCCAGCCGAATTCTGTTTTGTCTCCTGACAAAATTGATGCACACAAAGAGGGGTGGGCCGGTGCTCTATTGAGGAGCATTGGTTTTAAGGCCACTACTACCCCCACAATGAAACATGCCACATCCCCCCAGTTGATAGATGCTTTCAAAAAGAACAATTTGTTCTGGGCTGACATCACACGACCAAATGGTGAGTCTTGTGGCTGCAACATTTTCTTCCCTCGTAAGAATGTTGCGTGGCTCCCATACCATGTGTTTTTCCCCCGTTCTGAGATGCATTCTGGCGGTCAGGATCCAACAAAGTATTTCCCTTTTGATGATTTGACTGTTAAAGTCAATAGAGGTGGAAACAAACCAGGCAGCATTTTTACTTTCAAGTGCAGTCTTTCTATGAGCGTGGTCAGCAATGAACACGACTTGGTTTGTATTTATGTTCCTAATTGCCCTGATCTCAAAACTCGGTTGAACATGTTGCCTTTGACAAGACCTGAGGGTTCTGGTCTGGCTAAGATGATGTATAGAAATGCTCAATCATTTTTAGAAGAAAAAGTGACTATCCATTATGGTTCGTACAGTCACGAATATCTTCCTTTCTATGGTGGAAAGTACACCACTTCTTTGGCCAAACCAGGATTTTGCATGGGCCTTGCTATTGCTGACACAAAAGATCCTTTTATTGCTGGCTTCCACATTGCTGGTCGAGCACGAGCAAAAGAAGGATACTGTCAAACCGTCACCTTGTCTGAAGCGGAACAACTGATCAAAAAGTTGTCAGAGGTCAGAGGAGTGGTACTTTCTACTGAAAGTGGTACTCTCCCTGCTGAACAATATGGTCGGAAAGTTCTGACGTCCGAGGCGATACATTGTCACAGTATGCCAGCAAAGCTTCCAGCCACAGCCTATGTTGATGTTCTTGGTTCCACGAAACTTCGGACACAACAAAAGAGCGTGGTTAAGCCCTCCCCTATCTCAGAAAGTGTCAAGCAACATTTTGGGGTTGAAAACACATGGGGTCCTCCCCAGCTTCGGCCAAATTGGAAAGCGTACAACAACACGTTGGAGTATGTCGTAGATCCGGCAGATATGTTTCCTCCAGCAGATGTTGAATTTGCCCGCCGTGATTGGATTGAGCCATTGTTGGACAAGATGACGGATTATGTACAAACTGAAGATTTTCGTCCCTTGACTGACAACGAATCCATTCTTGGTATACCAGGTAGACGCTTTTTGGAGCCAATCCCCATGTCAACAAGCATGGGTTTCCCTGTTTTTGGCAAGAAAGAAAAATTCTTCACGGAAGTGAGGAATGGGGAAGAGTTAATTGATCGAATACCTGATAGAGCCATTGTGGATGAAATAAAACGCATTCACGACTGTTACCATGCTAATCAAAGAGCATATGTGGTGACAAGTGCTACATTGAAGGATGAACCTACTCCTGTTGATTCTCCC